TTTCTATGGTCTGGGCTTGATCCACACCATCGGCGGCTTATCTCGCACAGCCACTTCGGCCCTTCGACAGTTGATCGATGCCGGTACGTTATCCAACCTTCCTGCTGGCTTCAAGGCCCGCGGACTACGGATCAGGGATGACGACGAGCCACTACAGCCCGGTGAATTCCGAGACGTGGATGCGCCCGGTGGTGCAATACGCGACAGCTTAATGCCGTTACCGTTCAAAGGCCCTGACCAAACATTGTTCCAGTTACTGGGCTTTGTGGTGGATGCCGCGCAACGTTTCGCGACGATCACGGACCTTAAAGTCGGTGCGGGTAACGAAGGCGCTGCGGTGGGAACCACCATGGCGATGATGGAGCAGGGTGCTCGCGTGATGAGCGCGGTGCATAAGCGTTTGCATTATGCGATGCGTCAAGAGTTTAAGATTCTTGCACGGGTGATGTCGGAGAGTTTGCCGCAGGAGTATCCTTATACTGTTCCCGGTGGTGATGAAACCATCATGCGTGAAGACTTCGATGACCGTGTTGATATCATTCCGGTGAGTAATCCTAATGTCTTTAGTCAGGCGCAGCGGATTGTGTTGGCGCAGACTAAGATGCAGCTCGCGGCCCAAGCCCCTGAGATGCACAACCTCCACGAAGTTTATCGTGATATGTACGAAGCGTTAGGCGTGACGGACGTTGATCGGATTATGAAGTCGGTGCCTGCAGAAGATCCGGGCCCGATTGATCCCGCACAAGAGAACATCAATGCACTGGACATGCTGCCGTTAAAGGCGTTTGAAGGACAGAACCATCAGGCGCATATTCAGGCGCACTTAATCTTTGGCGTAAGCCCTATTGTTGGAAACATTCCGCCTGTCGGAATGGTGGTTCAAAAGCACGTCATGGAGCACGTTCAAATTGCAGCGAGGGAGCAAGCCGCGGTGGCGTATCTCCAGCAGGTTAATCAAGCGGGCGGTAAGCCGGCGGACGAACAGCAGATGCTTGAGGTAGAGCGTTTGACCGCTCAGTATATTGCAGAAGGCTTGCAGCAAGTGAAAGAATTATCTGGCCAACTAACGGGTGCCGGTGCCCCTGATCCTTTAATCCAGTTGAAGGAACAAGAGATTCAGGCTAAAGTACAGAATAACGAAGCTGATAATCAGATCGACCAAGCCAAGTTGCAGCTGGATCAACAGAACCAGCAGATGCGCTCGGAGCAGTTTGGTGAGCGGATTCAAGCACAAGACCGACAAACTCAAGCTCGTATCGATGCCGCGATGGCACGAGAGATGCTTAAACAAGACCGATAAGGGACCGTATAATGAAAATGAAAAATCGTACTGTAAAAGTAAATGGATCAGCGCCGGGCAAAACGCCAAAGGCCGTCACCTATGCGGACATTAAAGGCCAAGGTCGCATTCCTTACGGCAAGACTGCTCCCGCACCCTGCGCGGGTGGTTTGACTGACTTCGCTAATACCTCGCGTAAGATGAAGACCCGTGGCACGGGTTGCGCGACCCAAGGCACCACCCATATGGGGTACTAACATGACCCCGCGTAAGGTGAAGCCTAAACGCACGGTGGTTAAAAAGCCGAAGGCTGGAGCGCTTAAACGCTTTAGCCCAATATCACGACCGCAGCGGTTTGAGGGTGTATTCTAATGCCCGCAACGAAAATACCCCGAGGAATGCACATGGACGTTGACGCTAGGTTTGATAGGCTAGAGGCCAAGATCGATAAGTTATCGGACGCTATGATAAAGGTCGTGGAGCATGGAACAAAGATTGATGGGCTTGTGGGGCATAATGTAACGCAGGATACCCGCCTTAATAGGCAAAGCAGTACCATTGATGAGCATGCCATCAAACTGGCAATGAATACCAAGACCAGTAGCGCTAACGAATGGTTTGTTCGTATCCTTATCGCGGCCCTCGTGTCTGCGGCGGCGTTTATGTTAAGGAGCTAGTATTAACCGGGTCAGCAGTTGAATTGGGGAAAAAGAAATGATTAATAAAAAACAATTAAAGACAATAATTTCTACTAAATCGAGATTGTTCGGACAGGCCCTAGCAAAGGTCACGCCCGCGTGCCTGATGCTAATGGTTCAAGGCAATGTTTTAGCGCTAGGGTTAGTACACTGGACAACCGCTTTAAAGACCTCCGGTATCGTAGGCGTTCTTTTAGTGGCCTTATCCTTTAGTGCTAGGACCAAGGCTATTAGCGATAATAAATATTCAATGTCGGGTATGGTCGCCTTAGTAACCACACTGGTTGACTTTAACGTACATCCTTCTAACTACTCCGGTGAGGCTACCGAAGCACTTATGACAGGTGTGGCGGCTGGACTTCTATGGTTATTGGTTTCATTCACACCATTAGGTTCATCTAATAAAGCGGGTTGAGGTACTTGTGGATAACGCGCTTTTTCTGCAACTACTATTGCGTACTTGCGGGTACCGCGCTTTTTCTGCAACTACGCTAGCAAACTAGGGGAACGGTCATGAGTTTTAAATTAGGCAAGAACAGCATTATTAACTTAACAGGCGTAGATGGTAGACTCGTTGAAATTGCAGACCTTGCTATTAAAATATCCAATATTGATTTTGGTATCCCTTCTTCTGGTGGCTTGCGGACAACCGCAGATCAAGCCAAGTTGTATAAAGATGGCGTATCAAAAGCAGATGGGGTCAACAATAAATCCTATCATCAAACCGGAAAAGCACTTGATGTGTACGCTTACATTGACGGGAAAGCTTCGTGGGACACGGGCCACCTCGCCTTGGTGGCAGTAGCGATGCTTCAGTCGGCGTCTATCTTAAAGTACCCACTTAAATCGGGGGTACTGTGGACTAATAACGATGAATTGTACGGGTGGGATTGTCCGCACTTTCAATTAGGAGAATAGCATGGGATGGTTATCGGGTTTATTAGGCGGCGGTGGCAATATGGTAGAGCCCATTGTTGCCGTAGGAAACATTATTGATCAGATATTCACCAGCGATGATGAGCGAGCGCAAGCGGATCTGATTAAGCAGAAGATGGCCATGCAGCCGGCCTTATTGCAGGCTGAGATTAGCAAGGTCCAAGCGGGCCACCGATCAACCTTTGTGGCCGGAGCTCGGCCGTTTTTGATGTGGGTTTGCGGGCTGGGTTTTCTGTTCGCATTCTTTATAAACCCTATGCTACAGTGGCTTGCCCCTGATTTAGGCTCTCCCGAATTACCTTTAGAGGCTATGATGGAACTCACGCTAGCCATGTTAGGTTTAGCGACGCTACGAACGGTAGAGAAGGTTCGAGGAATCTCTAAATAGTAACCACCCTTAATTCTTACTTATAGTCTATCCCCTGCGTATAAGTTATGATAGGATCATATCTAACATTGTTTGATTATATGCGAGGTATTGATGGACGAAATTCGTACAGCGGAAGCCGTTTTTAAGATCATACGAGATAGACGGCAAGGTGTGACTGATTTGATGATTTATGGAAATGTCAAATCAATGGAACAATATCGTGAACTGATGGGGAACTTAGAATCCCTTAATCACGTGGAACAGGAACTCAAGAGCCTGCTAGATAAACAGGAGCACTCAATATGAGCGCAGCAGCTAAAAAAGATGAACCGGTGGTTTACGACAAAACCGCCAAAGAACTTGCTAACGAAGCAAGAGCAGTAGCTAAAGCAAAAGTTGAAACCGCGAAAGCGACTAAACTTGCGGACGCCTACGCGGAAAAACCGCGCCTTAACCCTGACGCTATCGGGAAAACTCTCTTAGACAGGATGCCCAACCCTACGGGCTGGCGGATATTGATTCTACCCTATCAAGGTAAAGGTAAATCCGCAGGCGGCATTTTTCTCCCGTCAGAAACACAGGAGAAAAGCCAGATTTCTACCCAAGTCGGTTATGTACTTAAACTAGGCCCTCTAGCCTATAAAGATACCGCAAAATTCCCAGATGGAGCATGGTGCGAAGAAAAGCAGTGGGTGATGTTTGCCCGTTATGCTGGTTCGCGCTTCCAGATTGATGGGGGAGAAGTCCGAATTCTTAATGACGACGAAATACTGTCGACCATTTTGGACCCTGAAGACATCCATAATTTAACATAAGGAGAGCACCATGTCGGATACAAACACCGTCGAGCTAGACATTGGCGATGCGGAAGAGACAGAAGTTGAAGTTGTCGAGGCCACCGAGGAGTCGGGTGATTCCGGTAAGTCGGATGACCAGTTCGATCAAGCTGAAACGTCTACTCAGAAGCGCATTAGCCGTCTTACTAAAAAGATGCGAGAAGCAGAACGCCGTGAGCAAGAAGCTATTAAGTACGCTCAAGCTGTTCAAGGCGAGTCTCAAAACCTAAAGAGCCGGATGTCTAACTTAGATACCAGCTATGTTGCTGAGTATACCAATCGGGTTAACACCCAGATATCTCAAGCGGAAGCCACGCTGACTCGCGCTATTGAGAGAGGTGATGGCGAGGCAACGGTAGCAGCGCAGCGAGAGCTTACCGGTTTAGCCATTCAACAAGACCGCGCATCGCAAGCTAAAATGCAGTCGGATAGGCAGCAGCAACAGCAAGCCGCCGCTCAACAGCACCAAGCTAGACAGCCCATGCCCGCACAACAGCCTAAACGTCCGGACGCTAAAGCCGAACAATGGGCGTTACGCAATAGCTGGTTTGGCTCAGACGAGGCGATGACGTATGCCGCTTTTGGCATACACAAGCGACTTGTTGAGGAAGAAGGGTTTGACCCCAGTGGCGAAGACTACTATACTGAATTGGATAGACGTGTTCTTGATAAGTTTGGTAACGGATCAAGCAGCCCCAACAGACGCCCCGCTCAGACAGTCATTGGAGCTTCCAGAACACCATCTGGGCGCAGTAATAGAAAGGTTCGACTCACCCCGAGCCAAGTCGCGATAGCGAAGAAATTGGGTGTGCCGCTTGAAGAATATGCGAAATACGTGAAGGAGTAACAGAATATGACAGAACAACAGAATACAGGTAGTTCCGCCGTGAACCGTACTTCCCGCGCTAACCAAACCCGGGAGAAAAAGGCGATCCGTAAGCCTTGGGCTCCACCGTCTATGCTAGATGCACCACCTGCCCCTGAAGGTTTTAAGCATCGTTGGATTCGCGCCGAAACGCGTGGTTTTGATGATACTAAGAACGTCAGTGCTAAATTAAGGGAAGGTTATGAACTTGTCCGTAGGGACGAGTACCCAGACTTTGAATCCCCAACTGTAGAATCAGGTAAATATCAAGGTGTGTTTGGAGTTGGCGGATTGCTACTCGCTCGGATTCCGGACGAAACTGTTGCCGAAAGAACGAACTACTTCCGAGGACGTAGTAAGGACCAGATGGACGCGGTGGACCACGACATGATGAGAGAGAATGCACATTCATCGATGACGATTAGTAAACCTGACCGTCAAACTCGTGTAACTTTCGGCGGCCCACAAAAATAGTACGGGCTGCCCCTTTAGGAGATAATAACCATGGCAAACTCAAATACTGCCTACGGTCTTCGTCCTATCGGGCTAGTTGGTAGCGGTGTCAATTCTACTGGTGTAACCCAGTATGAGATCGCTTCTAACAATACCAATGCGATTTATCAGTATTCGCTTTGTGTTCCTACTTCGGCAGGAACCATTGATCAAGCTGGTAGCACTGCAGGCGGCACAACGCCTGCACTTGGTGTCCTGATGGGCGTAGAATATGTTGACTCGGTTTCTAAGAAACCAATCTGGATAAATTACTGGCCCGGTTCCGGCTCTGTAAGCGTGGATACTAATCATCCTGTAAAAGCTTTCGTTGCTGACAATCCAAATCAGTTATTTAAAGTAGCGTCTGACGCATCACTGACTGACCGTGCTACAGCACTAACAGCCGTGTTCGCCAACGCATCCTTGGGAACTTCCGCACGTACAGGTAGTACGGACGTAGGTAACTCAAATTCCGCTTTGGGCGTCTCTACAATTGCAACTACGGCTACTTTGCCGTTGCGTATTGTTGGCATTCAGGACGACGCAGGTAACAGCGACTTCGCAGCCGCCGGTATCCCGCTGATCGTTCGTATTAACGCTCATTTTAACGCTAACACAAGCCGTTTCGATTCGCAGACCACTGCGACCACGACGGGCCTATAGGAGGGTTAGATCATGGCTATTTCTCGCGCACAACTAGCGAAAGAGCTTGAACCCGGCCTAAACGCCTTGTTCGGACTTGAATATAATCGCTACGAGAATGAGCATGCTGAAATCTTTGAAGAAGAGTCTTCGGACCGAGCCTTTGAAGAAGAAGTAATGCTAGGTGGTTTCTCCACCGCACCTGTTAAAAATGAAGGCCAAGCCATCAGTTTTGACGATGCTCAAGAGACATACACTGCTCGTTACACTCACGAAACGATTGCGCTTGCATTCTCAATTACTGAGGAAGCAGTGGAAGACAATCTTTACGATCGTCTTGCATCGCGCTACACCAAAGCTCTGGCCCGCTCTATGGCCCAGACTAAGCAAATCAAAGCAGCAGCAGTCTTGAACAATGCGTTCACGGCAGGTGTTAGTGCGATTGGCGATGGTGCAGCACTTTGTTCCGCAGCTCATCCGTCTCTTTCTGGTAACCAAACCAACGTCTTGGCAGTTGCTGCCGACCTCAACGAAACTTCGTTGGAGCAGATGTTGATTGACGTTGCTGGTATGACAGATGAACGTGGCCTGAAGATCGCAGTTCGCGGCATGAAGCTTATTATACCTAAAGAGCTTCAGTTCATCGCAGAACGAGTTATTAACTCGAACTTGCGCTCTGGCACTGCGGATAACGACCTTAACGCAACTAAGGCGATGGGAATGCTTCCAGACGGTGCAGTGGTTAACCACTTCCTTACCGATACTGATGCTTTCTTCATCAAAACAGATGCACCTAACGGCTTCAAAAACTTCAACCGCTCGTCTATTAAAACAGCGATGGAAGGGGATTTTGATACTGGCAACATGCGCTTTAAAGCTCGTGAACGTTACTCATTCGGTGTATCCGATTGGCGTTGTGTTTACGGTACTCCCGGCGCAGCGTAACCTCACGGTAACGTGTTGTATCGAAAAAGAGGGCTTCGGCCCTCTTTTTTTGTCTGGAGATTGACAACAAATACATGTCGGTGGTATGTTATAATTACACTTATCGGGAAGTATCTCGGTGAATCTGACAGTCCCCGACTGACGATATGCAGACAGATTCTCCCTAACTCGCATGTGAGGAATATATCATGGGTCAGACTACCTTTTCCGGACCAATCTTGGCCGGTACTATCAAAAATACTACAGGCACAACTGTAGGCTCTAACGTAAAGAACACTGGACAAGTTGTAATGGCTCAGTCTTTCTCTACGGGTGTCGTATTAGACAGTGGCGCTTCTGCCGCAAACACCACTACCGTTATTATCCCTGCAGGCTCTCAGATCATTGACATCGTTATTGACGTTGTTGGTGTTATGGTTGGCGCAACGTGCGTACTCAGCATTGGTGATGTAGCGGGCGGCAATGCCACCTTCTTGAACGCTTTCTCAATCTCAGTAGCCTCTGGCGCGGGTCGTAAGTACCCAACAACTGAAGCGGGCGGCGCATTAATCTGGGCTGACACCGGCGCATCTGATCTTCGTTTAACTTGGACCTCCACTGGAGCCACCTCTAACGGTGAAGTTCGAGCTACGGTTCTGTATCAGCAAGCCAGCGATATCGCATAATTTAAGCAGGAGGCTTTGTAATGGCATCTGATGTAAAAGCAACCTACCTGACGGCTTCCGGAAATGTTTTCTTGGGCCGTACTAGGGTAAAAGCAATTCATTATCAAGCAGGTACGTCCCCTACGCTCGTCCTTAAAAACGGCGGGGCTTCCGGAACAATTCTGCTGACAATGGCTTTTGTTAACGCGACTGATGACACAGTGTACATACCGGATGAAGGCATGCTCTTCTCCGAAGGATGTTACGCCGTGTTAACTAACGTGACCAGCGCAACCGTTTTCTATAATTGAGGCTTCTATGGTAGATTTGACTGCAGTACCTAAGCGTAAAAAGTCAGCTCCCCGGAAGGCCGCGGCACCCCGTGCGACCAAAACAATTGGTTTGGCGGGCGTGTTGTCAAAGTTAGAGAAGCACGAGGCGGAGTGTGTGTTACGCTATCAGCGAATAGATGAGAAGCTCGATGATACAAGTAGTCGTCTGAAAGCCTTAGACATTAAAATCTGGGGCCTAGCCGTCTTAATCATCGTAGCCCCTCTAGTGCATAAATTCTTAGCGTAGCCGTGAAGGATTTCTAAGAAACCGGTTAAGAACACGGAGTAGGTACAATTTATGGCTACATCTGGAAGCAAAGATTTCGAGCTAGACGTCGCCGAATATGTCGAAGAGGCTTTCGAGCGATGTGGGCTAGAAGTTCGCACAGGTTACGACATGAAAACCGCAAAGAGGTCTTTGAACCTTTTACTTGCGGACTGGGCTAACCGTGGCCTAAATCAGTGGACCATTAAGCAGCGTGCCCTTACGATGATCGATGGTACGGGTAACTATGCGTTAGCCGCGGACGTCATTGATATCCTATCCGTAGTTGTCCAACGCGACAGCACTGACTATTCTCTACTGCGATTGAGCCGAGACGGCTTTCTTACTATTCCCAACAAGACGACCCAAGGCCGAGTTAATCAATTTTTCTTGGACCGACAAACCACCCCTAATTTAAAGCTATGGCCTGTCCCAGATAACAGCACTGATGTGGTCTATTATGACGCATTAACGCGCATGGACGATGCGGACATCTACACTAACTCAATGGACGTGCCTTTCCGGTTCTACCCCTGTTTAGCGGCGGGTTTGGCCTATTATTTAGCGTTAAAACGCGCTCCAAACCGTGTTCAGATGTTAAAAGCGGTCTATGAAGAAGAATTTGAAAGAGCGGCGACCGAAGATAGGGACCGCGCTTCATTCAATGTTGCACCTAATTTTGATTACTACAGGGTGGGCTAATGGGTAGGTTTGCTGCTGGAAAAGACTCGTGGGCCATCTCCGACAGATCGGGATTCCGCTACCCTTATCGATTAATGAGGAAGGAATGGAATGGCCTTTTGGTGGGTCCAGACGAATATGATCCAAAACAGCCTCAGTTAGGGCCGTTTCGTAAGGTCTCTGACCCCGAAGCCCTTAAAAATGCCCGTCCTGATCGAGTAGAGCCTTTAGATATTTACGTGTGGGTGCCTTTAGTGGTTGACCCCACCCTACGACCAGTACAAGCGTTTGGTCAAGTTGGAACAGTGACGGTGACCACATGAGTTTTACATATGACCAGCTAAAAACAGCGATTCAGGACTACACAGAGAACGACGAAACGTCTTTCGTGACCAATCTGCCCCTTTTTATAAGGCAGGCTGAGGAAAGAATCCTTAAAGGCATCCAACTTAACCTGTTTAGGAAGAATGTAAGCGGCACAATGACGTCGGGAAACCGATTCTTAGCGGCACCTAGTGACTTTCTAGCCCCTTTCGCGCTATCCTTTGTTGATAGTAGCGGAGATCATGTGTTTTTACAGTTTAAAGACCCTGATTTTGTACAAACGTTTAATCCAGACTCTACTACTACGGGAAACCCCCGTTTTTACGCAAGCTTTGACGTGGGGAACTTTATTTTAGGACCTACGCCTAATGGGGCGTATAATGTAGAACTACACTACTTCTATCGTCCACTAAGCTTGACGGCAGGGGTAGCGTCCGGGACAACATGGCTCAGTATAAACGCTGAGATCGCCCTATTGTACGGTTCGCTGATTGAGGCTTATACTTACATGAAGGGTGACCCGGATATGATGGCGATGTACGAGAAAAGGTTTGCAGAAGCGATGTCCCGCATGCAGGTTCTAGGCGAGACTAAAGAAGTGACGGATGACTACCGCACTGGACAAATAATAAGGCCTAAACAATGAGCTTTCCAGCAATGAAGCTAGAAACACCGGCTACCGTCGCAGTGGATGTACACACCACCAGCGGCAGGGGCTTTACGCCAGAAGAAGTGGCCGAACGATGCGCTAATAAGATCATCGCTATTTCTGATGACGCTAACCCGGCCATTAAGGCCCAAGCTCATGCTTTTCGTGGGCAGTTACTTAAAACTATAGAATTTTACATGCGCCAAGCTATCAAATCGGATAGAACAACCGTGTACAATGCGTTAACCGATGCAGGCCAACCAGAGCTTGCTAAACTTATAAGGAGACTGTGACCATGGCCTTTTCAGGAAACTTCATGTGCACCAGCTTTAAGAAAGAATTATTGTTTGGTGCCCACGACTTCGACGCGGTCAGCGGCGATACATTTAAAATAGCCCTGTACACGAGCTCGGCGACGATGACTGCGGCGACAACGGCGTATTCAGCGACCAACGAGACAAGTGGAACAGCGTACTCGGCGGGAGGTGCAGCATTGACCCCCGTGGACCCAATCTCTTCCGGAACTACAGCATTGACTGATTTCGCAGATGAGACGTGGTCCACTGCGACGATTACTGCCCGTGGCGCGTTGATTTATAACACGACGCCGAATACAACCTCTATTACCCTGACTAACCCGTCAATAGTAGTGTTGGATTTTGGTGCAGACAAAACGTCAACAGCAGGTGATTTCACAGTTGTGTTCCCCACTGCTGATGCAAGCAATGCGATTATTCGGATAGCGTAATGACTGATGCAACCGTCACCTTTATAGGCTGGAGTTCGTCCAGCCAAAGTTGGGGAGGCGGTCCGTGGGGCCAAGATGAAGGACTTCCCGCAGCAACGGGAACCGTTGGCACAGTAAGTGTCGACGCCGCGTCCGATGCCCCCGCCACCGGACTAGAAGCAACGGGAACCGTTGGTGACGTTACGATAGCCAGTGTGAACGCTGTATCCGTCACGGGTGTCGCGGGAACAGGCGCAGTGGGCTCGACCTACGTCGGCTTAGGCGCAAGGGTCACCTTTACAGGTTGGAATTCGTCCAGCCAAAGTTGGGGTGGTGGCCCGTGGGGCCAAGATGAAGGACTTCCCGCAGCAACGGGAGGCGTGGGCACAGTATCTGTAGTTGCCCAGACGAATGCCATCGTCACCGGACTAGAAGCAACGGCCAGTGTGGGCGTTGTTACCATTATTGCAGAGGCCGGCGTAAACGTTACCGGAATCGCAGCAACAGGAAGTGTGGGCACCGCATCAACGCATACGGACAACCGTTTTGCAGTTACCGGTGTTCAGGCAACAGGTCAAGTGGGTAGTGTTACGGTTACAGCCGACGCTATCATTAATGTAACAGGAGTCTATGCAACGGGTGTTGTGGGTCCAGTACTGGTTTATGGCCGTATTATCCCTGATCAAGACCCAAATTGGACAAACATAGCAGCGTGAGGAATTAAAGATGCCCAGTACTTATACAGTCAACCTCGGGATTGAAAAACCGGCCACCGGTGAACAGTCTGGAACGTGGGGCGATACGGTCAATGACAACTCTAATATATTAGATGAGGCCATTAACGGTGTAGTTTCGATAACGCTAGCATCTGCTGGCTCTTCGGGCTCCCCCAATCAAATTGCCATCACTAATGGTGCCTCTTCTACAGGTCGTAATAAATGGATCGAATTCGCCGACGGCGGTGATTTAGGTGCAACGGCGTATGTAGAACTGATTCCTAACGATGCCGAAAAAATATGCTTTATCAGGAACAGCCTTGCGGGAAGCCGCTCGGTGATCCTTTTCCAAGGCACCTATAACGCGAGCAATGACCTTGAGATCGTTGCGGGCACTGACGTGGTCGTTAAGTTTAACGGTGGCGGGTCAGGTGCAACCGTCGTCAACATTAATGCCAACTTGGCTGTGGACGCAATTGTTGCGGGTGCGGTTAATATCGCAGGTGACGGTGCTACCGTTACCGGAATCAAAGACGAAGATAACATGGCGTCTAACAGCGCCACAAAACTAGCCACACAGCAGTCTATTAAGGCTTATGTAGACGCCGCATCCGCCGCATCCGTCTCAAGCTTCAGTGCGGGATCAACAGGTTTAACGCCAAGTACAGGTACAACGGGTGCGGTTACTCTAGCGGGTACCCTTGCGCTTGGTAGCGGTGGTACCGGTATAACGGCCGTCGGAACCTCGGGCAATGTATTGACCTCTACCGGATCTGCTTGGGCCTCGACGGCTCCCGCAGCGGCAGGTGTTGTGTATGTAGCAAAAACAGGAAACTACACAACGATCAACTTAGAAGGCGTACTTGCAAACACAAGCGGTGGCGCATTTACGGTCACACTTCCTGCTAGCCCCACGCTTGGTGATCAAGTTGTTATTGCCGACTCGGGTGGTGTTTTTGGCACCAATAACCTGACTACGGGCCGTAACGGTTCTACGATTGAAGGCACTGCTGCCGATCTCGTGTTGGACATTAACGGGGTTAGCGTACAGTTTGTATACAGCGGAACCACATGGGAAGTCTATGCACAAGTAGGCGGCAACGGCGGTTCTGTTGTCACTTTAGCTGGCACCCAAACGCTTACCAACAAAGACCTGTCTAGCGCGACAAACACTTTCCCTACGAGCTTGGCTACGCTTACGGGCACTCAGACCTTAACCAATAAGACGCTGACCTCTCCCGTACTGACTACCCCTGCTTTGGGAACCCCCTCGGCCCTAGTACTGACGAATGCGTCGGGAACGGTTACTAACCTAACGCTGGTCACCCCTGCTTTGGGTACGCCTGCTTCGGGGGTGGCCACTAACCTGAGTGGAACGGCGGCCTCCTTAACTGCAGGCCTTGCCACCGACACAGTAGCTAAGACTGGAACGGGCTCTACTTACGCGACTAGCACGTCGCCTACGTTTGTCACCCCAGTTCTTGGAGTACCTGCTTCGGGCACACTGACTAATGCGACGGGCTTACCGCCTGCAGGCGTTGTAGGTACCGCTGCTATTCTTGGTGCTAACACGTTCACAGGTACTCAGAACTTTGCAGACCAGATTGCCCAGCGACCAGTGCTTAAAGATTACGGTGAGACTAAAGTGGCCATGGCCGCCAATGACGTAGACCTAGCACTAGGTAACACGCAGACCAAGACTATATCTGGCGGGCAGACTCTTACTTTTAGTAATCCACCTGCTAGTGGAACAGCGGGCTCATTTACGCTAATCCTAACCAACGGTGGTAGCGCAACAGTAACGTGGCCTACAAGTGTCGATTGGCCTGCTGCTACGGCTCCAACATTAACCGCTTCGGGCGTTGATCTCCTTGTCTTCACCACGATTGACGGTGGAACCATTTGGTATGGCATTGCAAGTGGAATAGGGATGGCTTAACAATGACTATTGAGAAGAAGTTATTAGGTACTAATGCTAGTGGAGATAAGCCTAATATCGCTGATGTGTTTAGTACGTATTTGTATGCGGGGGATGGCGGCTATAGAACTATTACGAATGCTATAGACCTTTCTAATGAAGGGGGTATGGTATGGATAAAAGATCGTGACGCTGTAACTGACCACAGAATCTTTGACACAGCTAGGGGGGCAACAAAGGCCTTACAATCCAACTCAACAAGCTCTGAAGCTACAAAAACTACACAACTTACTGCTTTTAACAGTACCGGCTTTAATCTGGGTGGTGATGCTGATGTAAATGGGAGTAACGACTACGTATCATGGACATTCCGCAAGGCTCCTAAGTTCTTTGACGTAGTGACCTATACGGGTAATGCTACTGCTGGACGTACTATAGCTCATAGTCTCGGCGGTGATGTAGGCATGATGATGATCAAAAACGTCAGTATGTCTGGGAATTGGGTGGTTTATCATAAGTCTACAGCAGCTACCAAATACCTATATCTAAACACTACTGTTGCCGCTGGCACTTATAGTGGTTTCTGGAACGATACTGCGCCCACATCAACAGATTTTACATTAGGTAGTAATAATACTGTAAACAACACAGGAGATACCTTCGTAGCCTACCTATTCGCTGACAACACAGCCGAAGATGCTGATGAACAGATGATTAAGTGTGGTAGTTATACGGGTAATGGTACAGACAACTCTCTGATCGCTAACTTAGGGTGGGAACCACAGTTCATGCTTGTGAAGAGAACAAATGCGGCTTCAGATTGGATAGTGGTAGATAGTATGCGTGGGGCTGTCGCTGGAGGCACTGTAAACAACCTTTATGCAAATGGAACTAGCGCAACGGCTGTGGCAGGTTCGGTCGCCCCTAGTTCTGAAGGAATTCGCACAGGTAATAGTGGTGATTGGGGCGAGTCTAACGCAAGTGGCGGAAACTACATCTACATGGCCATTCGTGCGCCTATGATGAAAAAACCAGATGATGCTACAAAGGTGTTTGCCGTTGATCAGGGTGACACCACGTCAAATCCAAACTTTCTAGCGGGATTCCCGGTAGATATGGGTATTGTAGCTACTACGGGAGCTGGAGGTAATAACTTCACAGCTTCTAGACTTACTGAGGGGCAATCCTTACATACAGAAGACTCTAATGCAGAGACAGCATCTACTGCAACTAAGCTTGATAATAGTACTTCGTGGTGGGACGATACTAGATCTACCGCGTGGTATTCTTGGATGTGGAAACGAGCAAAAGGCTTCTTTGATGTTGTAGCTCATACGGGCAATGGCACTGCTGGTAGAACCATTAACCATTCTCTCTCAGTAACGCCAGAATTCATTCTCTCTAAGAACAGGACTACAGCAGGTACTCATTGGGCGGTATACCACAAGGGGTGTAATGACGGGGTCAGCCCTGAAGATTACTATGTCATCCTTAATAATTCTGGACAGAATTATCCAGATTCTGATATTTGGAATGATACGGCCCCAAGTAGTACAGTATTTACTGTTGGAGCTAATGAAAAAGTCAACGCCAACAGTGCAAACTATGTAGTCTACCTATTTGCCACACTAGCTGGGGTTTCTAAAGTAGGTTTCTACACAGGTACAGCCGCAGACCTGAACGTAGATTGTGGATTCGCAGCAGGCGCTAGATTCATCCTAATCAAACGTACTGACTCTGCAGGCGATTGGTACTTCTGGGATACAACTCGCGGCATTGTCGCGGGTAACGACCCTTACTTACTACTAAACGATACCGCCGCCGAAGTAACTGGAACAGACTATATTGACCCGCTATCTAGCGGATTCACGGTAACATCTTCAGCTAGTTCAACGGTTAACGTGTCTAGCGGCACTTACATCTTTTTAGCAATAGCATAAGGAATTATTATGGAATTTCGTATTCAAGCAACGGGCGAGCTAAAGACTCAAGGCGAAGTCCGAAGAATGCACAGCAACACCTCACTCCCTAAAGTGTGGGACTCGGCAACCTGTGAAGCACTGGGAATTAACCCTGTACTCGCAGCGCCTAAGCCTGAAGTTACTGACTACACCCAAGCAAATCGCAACGGTGCAGTGCAGGACTCTTTAGGTAACTGGGTTGAGGCGTGGGTTGTTGCAGACATGTTTTCTGACACTACGGAAGACGGTGTTTCTACGACTAAAGCAGAGCATGAAACGGCCCATCAAGCCCGACTAGATGGTACTGCCGCGGCTAATGCACGTACTGAGCGCGACAAGCTTCTAGCCAAAACCGACTGGGTGGTTATTCGTGCCAAAGAATTAGGCCAAACCGTTCCAGCGGCTATTTTCGACTATCGTGGCGATCTAAGGCAGGTCCCCGAACAGGCGGGCTTTCCGCACACCATCATTTGGCCCACCGAGATAGAGGGATAAGACATGGCTAATTTATCAGATATCATCACACCAACGAATCTTGTTACCCTCACGGGAACGGCTACACTTACCAATAAGACGCTGACTTCGCCGGTGCTGACTACGCCCGCTTTGGGTACGCCTGCGTCGGGTGTAATGACTAACGTAACAGGAACGGCAGCCTCTTTGACTGCTGGGCTTGCAACAGACACCGTCGCCAAGACTGGAACAGGCTCTACCTACGCGACGAACACGTCGCCTACTTTTGTTACACCTGTCCTTGGCACCCCCGCATCCGGGGTGGCTACTAACCTGAGTGGAACGGCGGCCTCTTTGACCGCGGGACTTGCAACGGACACCGTCACTAAGACGGGAACGGGATCTACCTACGCGACGAACACGTCGCCTACTTTTGTGACACCTGTTCTTGGGACACCGTCTTCGGGCACGTTGTCAGGATGCACGGTCGACGGCACAGATGCTGTGGGCTTCCGCAACATCCCGCAAAACAGTCAATCGGCAGCCTACACGCTGGTCCTAGCTGACAATGGTAAACATATCTTCCACCCCTCCACCGATGCTAATGCTCGAATATTTACTATTCCTGCCAATGCTTCGGTTGCATACCCCATCGG